TGTAAGTTAGGTGTTTCTAATAAATTGAAGATTACTCTTATTAAAGAGGAAAACAAAAAATTTCTTAGGATGCACCGAGAATTATATGATTTTAAGTAAATTCAATCTCATCTGGTTGTTATTTTTAGTTAGTTTAGCATGAAAAACTAGATGGTCTTTTATTAACGATTTTTTATTAGGAAGTCTTTTTGCTAAGTTGTATGGTTAAAAAATCAATATTATATTGATAATGCTATAAAAACCGTTGAAGTGGTTTAAATGAAATACGGGAGTTTAAGATAATAATGGATGAAAAATTAAACACTATTGGTGAAGGTGTAGCCGTAGGTGTTGGTGCTGCGGTAGGTGCTGGCTCTGGTGCTGCGATCGGTGTAGCTGGCGTAGCTGCGGCTGCAGAAGCTGTGGCCGCTACTGCTGTAGCAGCTGGGGCGTCAGCATCCGTAACGACTGGTGCAATTGCTGCTGCTGGTGGCGGCGCCATTGCAACTGGTGGTACAGGTATGGCTGGTGGTGTTGCTGCTATAGCTAGTGCTGCTGCAAGTAGTGCGGTTGTTCCTGTCGTTGGGTGGGCTGTTGCTGGGGCCGCGGTAGTAGGGCTTGCATCATGGGGTGTATATAAGTTCATAACTAAGTAACCCCTATTAGCACTCCTATGATGCTGTATTTGTTTAAAAGTAATAGAAGCACATAGCATATTAATTTTTAGGCCCTTAGGGGCCTTTTTGTTGCAAATTGAAATATTTTATATAATATCATTGCTGTATGGATGTACAGTTATTTAAGGTGATGGATTGGCAATAAAACTACCAGGTTCGGGTTACGCAGTCGTGCGCTGTCGTGACCATGTCGTTGTAGCGACGTTTAAGGATTTTCCAGAATTTGACCGCGCACTGACGTACAGGAGGGGCGATATAATCTCATTTATGCCGCTCAAGCCTGATGAAATTATCGGAACGCCGACGCTCGTCACGCAAATGTTAGAGCGAGCCGGATATCGAGTAAGCCAAGTTTAAAATAACCATATATAATTCCCGCTGATGGCCTGAACAACCATCGCCTGCTGCGTCACTGGAGATAAACCAATGGCGCAAAAAAACGTATCAAATTCCCAATCACTGACGTTTAACGACGCCAGCGATTTTCTGTATTCAGCGGCAACCCTGTGGGGTGCTGCATGAAACAGCAATTCCACCTGGCTAATGACGCCGTCAAGCAAAATGCCATTAATTTTATTCGGCAACTACCTGTTGACCAAAAACGCCCTCTGGTTGTGGACATCAAAGATCCCAGTCGCACGAAGGCTCAAAACAATAAGATGTGGCCACTCCTGCAGGACCTTTCCGATCAAGTTATCTGGTTTGGAAGCAAATACGACAAGGAAGACTGGAAAGACCTGATCACTGCAATGATTGCTAAATCCAAGAAGCAAGAGCAGCGCATGGCTCCCGGCTTGGATGGCGGCATTGTGATGTTCGGTCAACGCACCAGCAAAATGAACATTCCGCAGATGGTAGAAGTTATTGAAGCCATTTACTGGTTCGGCACTCAGCAGCACGTTAATTTCAGTGAAAAATCCAAGCTGGAAATAGAGTGGGCTAAACGCTGGGGTGATCGGAATGGCTAAGTTACCCCGTCGTAAATGCAAAATCTGCGGTGAGAGATTCACACCTCAATTCGACAACATCCGCTGGTGCTGCCCTGAGCACGGCGCGCAGTACGCAATACAGCTCCGTGAAAAAGAAAAGCAGCGCCAGCAGCAGAAAAAACAGAAAGCAGATCAGGCTGCATGGCGTGAGCGCAAGGCGGCAGTCAAACCATTATCACACTGTATTAGCATGACGCAGCGCGCCGTCAATGACTGGCGGCGAGAATCTTTATTGGCTGCTGGCGACTGCTGCATATCCTGCGGCACGCGTGAGGCGTTCGCATGGCATGCTGGACACTACAGAACAACTGCCGCCGCATCACATCTGAGATTTGAGCCTGACAATCTGTGGCTACAGTGCCACACCTGCAACGTCCACAAATCGGGAAATATCGAAGCGTACCGCATTTCGCTGGTGGAACGGATCGGGGAGGTTCGCGTTCAGGAGCTGGAGAGTAACAACGACACGCATCGATGGACGCGTGAAGAGCTCGACAGAATCCGGGCAACCGCACGGGCTAATTTACGTAAACTGAAAAAGCAGGAGGCAGCGTGAAAGCAGCTAAAGATACATCATGGCAAGCATTGGCACGCGCTCCGCGTCGTTCGTATCTGGGTAAATATCGCAGGCTGACGCCAGAGAAAAATCGGTGGGTTCGTTCTCTACTAAATCACTGGGGGGCAGTGTACGGCGGCAGTGGCACTGAACACCTGTCAGCTGGTGGCGGCATATTTTCCCAAGCGGAAACCGGTTGGAGCTGTGAGCAGCAAGAGCGAATGGCGACAGTGCTCGATGGTCTGAGGGACATGGGCTATAAAGGCGATGATTTGCTCATTATGGCTAAAAAAATTCTATGGCCTAAAAAGTCGCTGGGGGACCTGATCGGTGATGCTGGTGACGAAGAAGAAGCTGCGTTCATGGAGCGTGTCATCCTTAATTCATTCAGCAAAGAAAACCCTGTTTATGAAATTGGGCGCGACTATTACACCTGGAACAAAACCATACTGGACATGGCACGCTGGCTTAATCGTAAGCACGCTCCTTCCTTAACGGAAAAACAGTGTATTGATAGGGTTCGCTGGTGCATAGAATTGTTTAACTCTGCCGTCTATTTCACGTTATTTGATGAGTTATGTCGAGAAAATGCAGAAAAAGGTTGAAAACAGGTTTTGAATCCGCATAATTTAGGTACGCTTCGCAAAGCTGTATCCAAGCGACAGAATCACGGAAACCCGCCATCAGTGCGGGTTTTTTATTTCAAAGGAATTGACGTTAATATGCGAAAAATCATTGTGTTAGTGCTAGCGCTTCCATTGACATCATTTGCTGCTATTAATGATATCAGCAAAGCAGCACATGAAATCTGTATGACTGAGTGGAATATCACAGACAAGGTGGGATCAACGGATAGAGATGTGCTAGCAATCATCAATGAAGAGGTATCCAGCTTCAAAGATCGTGGTTTTAGCCTTTCTGATTTCGGTATTGATGAGTCGGAGTATGTTGCCACATCAGCCAGAATTGCCGAATCATTTCGCAAAGATTATCGCCCTCCCAATCGACAATATGACGGCGATACAAGGGACATGTTCAGAGATCTAATGATCCCTGCTTGCGAGAAAAAAGTAAAAGAGAGTTTAACTAACCACTAAACGATAACGTCTCAAGAATCATGGACTGCGCGAACGCGTGGCTTTTTATGCTCTTTTCCTATTGATAACCTATATTGATACTGGTTGTAACTATTTGAAATGTAATCATTATAACTATTTTAATGCTTACCATTTCATTTCTCTGGCAAGGTATCTATAGGAAAAGAACATGAAACTTAATTTAATTAAGCTTTTACCGATTTTGTTGCTTGCGGGTTGTACGGCAACATATCAACCTGCACAAACGCCTGATGTAATCGAACCAACGGCTTCTGCACCAGCAGTGGTGGTAGCAACAGTTGATAATTGTCTGGTGGGTTGCCCTACTGGCGGAAGTTCACAGACGCTTATTCGTGATGCGTACACGTTGAACAACAACGCGTCGACTAAATTTGCGAATTGGGTGGCGTATAAAATCACAAAGACCAGCCAGGCTAGCGGTAGGGCGAGAAATTGGAAGCAAGACCCTGATTTACCGGCTACCGACACACTAGCTCCCGCTGCGTATGATGGTGCAAATGCTGCGTTAGCTGTGGATCGCGGGCATCAAGCCCCGCTTGCCGGGCTAGGTGGATCATCGGATTGGCAATCACTCAATTACCTCTCAAATATCACCCCTCAAAAAGCTGCTCTGAATCAAGGGGCGTGGGTACGTTTAGAGGATAAGGAGCGTGCGCTTGCAAATAGTGCTGGTGTATCAGCGGTCTACTCTGTTACTGGACCACTATTTGAGAAGAACATTGCGACGTTACCGAACGCGCCGACAGTTCAGATTCCTAGTGGCTACTGGAAAATAATCTTTATTGGTACGAGTCCAGATAAAGGTGAGTATGCAGCGTTTCTGATGAACCAGGACGCACTGAAAAGTGCTGATTTCTGTAGTTATCAGGTCACGGTTGACAGCATTGAACAGAAAACAAATCCGAAGTTGAGTATTTGGTCAAATCTCCCTGCCAATATTGCAGCGATCGTCAAATCGCAAAAAGGGACATTGGCTAAGAGCCAGTTTGGCTGTCCCTGATATATACACCACGAATTAATCCACAGACCCGCTACGGCGGGTTTTTTATTTCCTGTAAATCACACACAGCGCCCCGTACAGCGGAGGTGAGGCTATGACCAAAATGAGCACTATCTACAGCAGGTTATCATATGGAACTGGCGCGACATTAGCTGGCGGTGGCGTCTCTGCAAAGGCATACGCTGCAAAAACTGCCGCTGATAGCGCGTGGCTGATTGAGAAGATCGCGGGGTTAACGTTGAGCGACTGGGCAATCATTATCGGTATTGCATGCACTGTAGTTACATGCGGTGTTAACTGGCACTACCGCCGAAAGGAATATCAACTGAAATCAAGACGTATCAGCGCGGGGTGATCGATGTCATCACTAAAAACAAAATTAAGCGCTGCAATGTTAGCGCTCATTGCTGCTGGCGCGTCAGCTCCAGTTCTGCTGGATCAGTTTTTGATTGAGAAAGAGGGATTCAGGCTGGTGGCTTATAAAGATGGGGTCGGTATTTGGACTATCTGCGACGGCCTGACGACATATCAGGGGCAGAAAGTTGTGGCGGGAATGAGGCTAACGGCTGAGCAGTGCCGCACTGAATCATCGCGACGACACAAAGAGGCTCTTTCTTGGTTGCAGAGGAATATCAACCCCGCCGTATACGTCACACTAACTGAACCTCAGAAGGTCGGCGTGGCGTCGTTTTGTTATTGGAACCTCGGACCAGGTAAATGTACGACAAAAACAACATTCTGGCCGCGGCTGAACGCTGGCGATAAAAAGGGTGCGTGCGAGAGTATTAAGTGGTGGATTAAGGATCAGGGGCGCGACTGCCGCATACGGTCTAATAACTGTTACGGGCAGGTTGAGCGCCGAGATCAAGAATCTGAGCTGACGTGCTGGGGGCTAGATGGATGACAACAGCCGCTATCGCTATTTTTAAAGCACACTGGAAGCCATTAGCGCTCATAACGCTGGTGGCTTTTTTAATATGGGGATTCTCGCACTGGCGATATACAGCCGGTCAGGATGATGCCAATGCTGCGTGGCAATTAAAGTGGGCTCGGCGCGATACAGCAGATACTGAAGCGCTGGCGAAACGTCAATCTGATGAGCGTCAGGAAGAACGACGCAGACAGGAAGCGATCAATGCGATATCGACTAATGCGCAGCGTGAAATTGAACTGGCGCAGGCTGATGCTGTTAACGCTCAGTCTGCTGCTGTCGGGTTGCAGTCTGCAATCGGAAAACTCAAGCGGCAACTGGCAGCAAGTGAAACAGGCCGCATTTCCGCAATTACCGCAACAGGCGCAGCAAAATCCGAGGCCGCAATACTGCTTGCCGAGTTGCTTAGCGAATCTGACAAAGCAGCGGGAGAGTATGCAGCAGAGGCTGACGCAGCTTACAGAGCCGGAATGACTTGTGAGCGGGTCTATGACGCAATAACAGGAGAATCGTTATGAAGCACTAAAGCGGATAGACCGCGGCGAGTCGTGCCGACGCAGCAGTAATGATGCTGCCCCGAGTCTCCACGTAGAGAGCCAGATGCAGGTCCGAACTGCAACACACGCTGGTGAGGGTTAATGAGGAAGAAGGTGTGCCGGTACTCCAGAACGATCGCCAGTCGTTCACCGGTTAGAGGTGAGGGATTCATGAGATACCCCTGACTACGGACTCAAGGGCATGAGCGCGGCCACTGCGAGAGTGTGACTGGTATTATAATGGGCATCCTGAGATGCCCTGACAATCAAACAGGGATGCCTATTTTTCTGCAAATTTTAGATAATAAGGCACCAGTATTGTAAAAATCCTGTACACCTATGGCTGCACCACAGGCAGAACACTGCACGAAGAAATGTCGATAATTTGAACCTTTGATTTTTGTTTCTTTCATTTCAAACGAAGTTGAAGGGCACTTGGGGCAGGTTGTATTGGCCATAGTATTCCTTATTAGAGGTAATGAGATATTTCTCACTTAAAGGTTGGGGGTATTGCTTTTGGTTAGTATGCTACGTTTACGATTTATCCTTACCTTTATCAACCGAATAATTTTATTGCCATCACATTATTTATTTCTGAGTGAATAGCGTAATGGCTTTATAAAATTCTAATAACTCCGATGGTACCGCATAGTAAACAGCATATCGTATAGGTTTGCGCGGCTTCTCATGCTCGGTACCACGGGGTTTATAGTTTCCAGCATAGAGGAATATTCTGTTATGGCTGATAAAGAAATCACACGGCCATACCCGCCACCCCACCTCATGAACGAATTCAGCGTATACACCAGGCTAATTCCGGCAAACGAGATTTATGATTGGGTGGACAGGCAGATCATCAGCGAAAGTGGAAATCTGTATAACCCAGATCATTTCCATCTGCATACGGCTGACATTGCGTTTATGTGGGCGTCATCAGCATTCGAGAAAAAAGGCCGGACGGTTCTTGGTCAATGTGAAGAAGTGATGATGCGCGCTGGTGGATGGCAAAAGGCAAGAATGGAACAACAGATGCATGAATGGTTCGGCCGAGTGCCGACGTTCATCATCACGCTAGCTGCTGACTATTGTTCTCAGTGTAGTGATCTGGATTTCTGCGCACTCATCGAGCATGAGCTTTATCATATTTGCCACGCTACCGATGAATTCGGTGCACCGAAATTTAAACGAGATACGGGATTGCCGGTGCTGAAAATGCGTGGTCACGATGTTGAGGAATTCGTTGGCGTGGTTCGTCGCTACGGTGCCAGCAAAGAAGTGCAGGACATGGTTGATGCTGCAAACAGGCCAGCGGAGGTTGCTCACGTTAACGTCGCTAGAGCGTGCGGAACGTGCTTATTAAAATTGGCGTAAATTTAATACTGTTTGATACGGATGGTGGAATATGGCATCACTGAAACCAGAAGTGAAAGCC